TCTGGGGGCAGAAGACGTTGCAGCGAGCACCGACGGCGTTGGATCGCATCAACGTCCGCCGCATGCTCCTGTACGCTCGTAAGGTGATCGCGACGGCCGTGCGATACCTCGTCTTCGAGCCCAACGACTCGATCACCTGGCTCCGCTTCCGCATGCTGGTCGAACCGTTCCTTCGTAACATCGCGACGCGGCGTGGCATCTTCGACTTCCGGGTCGTCTGTGACGCAACGACCAACACGCCGTACTACATCGACCAGAACGTGATGCGAGGCAAGCTGTTGATCAAGCCGACGAAGGCGGCCGAGATCATCGAGATCGAGTTCACGCTCCTGCCCACGGGGGCGGAGTTCGACGAGTTCTAGGATTCTTTTGGGTGGGCGTTCCTCATGCGGGGAACGCCCACCCAGCTGGGCAGGGAAGGAGCTGACGATGGCAAGGGTAATGGGTGCGGACCACGTAGCTGAAGCGAACGGCAAATTCGAGCCGCAGCGTCCGTTCAACTTCAAGCTCGTGATGCCACAGGATGCAGGACTCGGCAACGCCGAGGACGTCGAGTTGTCGGTGCTGTCGTTCTCGGTGCCGAACATCTCGAACGAGCCGATCGTGATCCCGTTCTTGAACGAGGATCGTAAGGTAGCGGGCGCCGTCACCTTCGAGAACGCAACGCTCGTCATGGTCGACTACGTTGACCCGAACGTGCTCGGTGCACTCGACGGCTGGCGCAAGAAGGTCTACGACCCCGAGACGGGTGGCGTCGGCCTGGCGCGTGACTACAAGTTCGACATGTCGATGAAGATGTTCGGACCGGACGACCAGGACAGCTTCAGCCGCCTGTGGCGTCTCGTTGGCATCTGGCCGCAGAGCATCCAGCACGGAGAGTTCTCGATGGCCACGCGAACGGACTACAAGCAGGTGACTGGGATCTTCTCAGTCGACCGGATGTATCTGGAGGCCGACGGTGGTTCGTCGGGTGCGTAGTTAGACCGTAGGGTCCTGGAAAGGGGACGGTGATGGATCAGGCAGAAGTAATGGTTTCCGAGCTGATGAAGGTGGGCTTGCCATCGAAGGGTATGCTGTACGGGGACAAGCTCCCCGACGGCGTCTTGCATGTGCGTCCGTTGTCGACCCGCGAGGAGAAGATGCTGATCTCTTCGCGGGTTCGCAGCGGCCAGCTGATGTATGACATCGTCTCCGGCTGTATCCGGTCGGAGGACAAGGTCAAGATGCCGTTCGAGCAGTACTTGGTCGGCGACGTCGTCTACCTGTTCCTTATGATCAGGACGGCGACGTACGGCGCGGACTACATGTTCATGCCGAGCTGCAAGTATTGCCAGAAGCCCATCAAGATCGAAATCCGCGTGCCGTATGACCTGGGCATCTACGTGTTGGAGCCTGGTTTCAGCGAACCGTTCGAGACCGTGCTTCCGATCAGCAAGAAGAAGCTCGGTCTGCGCCTCTTCAGGATCGCTGACGAGCAGGACGTGCAGAACTACGAGAAGGTGCGCGAGAACCGAGGTGAGGAGAACCCGGGGTACGTGTACCGAATCGCGAAGCACATCGTCAATGTGGGCGGCAATCCGTATCCCATCGAAGAGGCGTGTGAGTTTGTCGAACGACTCCACGCACGAGACACCGAAGCGATCCGCGAAGCCATTATCAACGTGGACTGTGGTGTGGACCTACAGCTGGAACGGCAATGCGAAGGGTGCGGGCGAGTGAACGATGTCTTCTTCGAGTTCACGCCCGACTTCTTTCGGTCTAACAATGCCCGCGTACGACGACGGCGCGGGACCGTTGGATGACCAGATCTGGTTGTTCATCAACGGTGGTTGTCAGTTCGATGTCTCGAACCTTCTGCCCGTGCCTGAGCGGCAGAAGGTGATGAAGGCGGTCATCAAAGCGTGGAAGCGTGCACGCGGAGAGGCCGTGTACGATGCCGAGGACCTCGCGAACAGCGGGGCGGTTGGTCTTGCTAAGATGGGGTAGCCATGCCCGATAGCGAACGCGCCCTCAACTTGGTCATCGACTCGACCTTCAATCCGAAGGGCGTGAAGGCTGCCCAGGCTGGCATCGGGCAGACCGAGCGCTCCTTCCGAGACATGACACGAACGATAACCGGTGCCAAGATCGCTGAGCATATCGAAGGCGCCCTGGCCCCCATGCAGAAGATGAAGGGCGTCAACATCGGTCTTGCTAGTGCGATGAACGTGTTTGCCAAGGATATCGTTGGGACGACGAAGGCGCTTGGGGCCATATCAGACGAGTTGCGCACTGTCGAGAGCGCGTCTCAGGCCATCAAGCTCCAATACTCGTCTGGTGTGATCAGTGGCAAGCAGTACAAGGAGGCCATGGGGACGCTTCGTGCCATGCGACAGGATCTTCGGGGCATGAGTGCCGACGAGTACCAGGCCATGGCTGCTCGCAACCAAAGCATGCAGGATCTGTTTGCCTCTTCCCAGCGAGCGCAGACTGAGATGAAGAAGTACCACCTGACAACAGAGAACATGACCACGATCCTGGGGGACTATGACAAGGGCGTTGTCCAGATCGCCCGGGACCTGAACATGTCGTACGCGCAGGCCTCGAAGTTTGCCGAGGACTTCACGAACCACTTGGCGTACCAGAAGGTCGAGATGGACGAGACGGCTCGGGCTGCTGAGCAGATGGCCAGCGGCATGGGCTTCCTTGGCTCGCTCAAGCGTGGCTTCAAGAACATCGGTGAGGACCTGATCGGCGCAGGCAAGGGTTTCGCTGGCGTGCTTATGCAGGTGCCACGCCGCCTGTCCGAGGGTGTGAAGGACGGCTTGTCGAATGCGTTTTCGTCCAGGCCGATCACTCGGGCGCTGGCCGAGATCCCGAAGCGCATGTTCAGCATGAGCACCCTGAAGAAGACAGCACTCTTCGGACCACTTGGATTCATCAGCGGGATGCTCACCAAGAGCAAGCCGAAGCAGGAGTTCGCTCGCGCTGGTGAAAAGGAAGGGCCGATGGGCGGCATCATCAAGAGCCTCGGCAGCTTCGGCGGTATCATGAAGTCGGCGCTCGGCGCATTCGGCCCGGCGATGCTCCTGCTGAAGGCGCTCGAACCTGCTATCCAAACTCTGATGTGGGCGATCGAGCCGCTGCTTGCGCCGCTGCAACAGCTGATGTCCGACGCAGTCATGCAACTCGTCCCGTTCATCTCAGAGCTGTCGAAAGAGTTCGTCGTGCTGGCCGAGGAACTTCTGCCACCGATCACGCAGCTGATCAAGCAGCTCATGCCGATCTTCATGGACATAATCCGCGCCGTGCTGCCACCGCTGACGACGTTGCTGAAGATGACCATGGAGTGGATCGGGAAGTTGGCGGGTGTTCTCGGGAAGGTGCTGGTACCAATACTCGGCTGGGTTGGCGAGCAGATCGTGTGGGTTGCTGACAAGATCGGTGGCATCATCGACTGGTTGATCGGGAAGCTCGGGTGGGTGCTCGACTGGCTCGGCATTGATGTGGGGACTTCTGGAAAGAAGCCGAACACTGCGTCTGCAACCAGCGGCACCGAGGGTGGGGCGCAGGCCATACAGGCCTCGCAGCCACGCATGATTCCTGGCGTCAACGTACAGGGAGAGGGTGTTGCTGGAGAGGTCCGTCCGATGACTGTGCAGGAGGCGGGCGCGACCGAGCAGTACATGCAGTTCACACGGCCACGCGGCTCGGACAAGCCGCTCATGTACCGTGATGGTGAGCTGCAATCGGGGCGCCGCGACCTGACGTCCGAGGCTCTCAGGGAGGTCTTCAACACGCAACCCGATGTCGTCTCGCGTGAAGAACCTGAGAAGGCATCCGAGCCTATCGTGCGTGCAATTGACAAGATGACCAACCGTCTGTTGACGATACTGCCGAAGAAGATCGGTGAGGAGACGAAGTCGATCACGTTGGCGAACTTTGGCGCCGTGACGGCGTAGGAGGTCGGGATGGCTCTGCAATCACTCGATCCAGGTGCCGCGATCCTCAAGATCACCGGCAGGTCTGGCTCGTTCAAATTCCTCATGCCTGCAGAGATACCGAGCCTCTACAGCCACACGAACAACTACGCACAGCAGAACGTCATGCAAGCTGGAAACATGTACGTGAGCCGCAGCCCCACCATGCTTTGGCACGGGGGCAAGGACGAGCCGGTCACTCTGGAACTCACGATGGTTGTCGGCGCGAGCATAGAGATTGACACTCCGGCGGACTTGCTCGACTACATCAACCGGCTTCAGGCACTTGGGCAGTGTGCGTCGAACGCCAACGTTCCCCAGAAGCCACCCGAGGTGATCAAGATCCAGATAGGGACCTGGTTCGTCAGGAAGGCGCTGGTCTTGTCCTGCAGCGCGGGCGTGAAGCGTCCGTACGACCCTGGTACCGGACAGGCATATGTCGGGACGTGCAGCTTCAGTTTGCAGTACGTGTACGACACGCTGCCGACGGCCGACAGCTTCAGGCTTGATAGGATATAGTGATGCCAGATCGTTCACGCGCCAGTGGGTACATGCACATCGATCGCGGTGAGCATGATCGTTTCCGCCGCACGCGTGTCTACAGCGACGAGACGATCATTGCGGGCATACGCCGATATGGTGTATGGCGGGCTCCGCGCCTCAACACCGAGGACGTGGACCGCCATACAGTGACGTCGAAGGACGTCGGCCACATAGACCTGATCGCAAAGGTGTGGTACGACGACGAGACGTTGTGGTGGGTGATCGCCTGGGCGAACAGGATCAGCAACCCGATCACTGACATGTTCGTTGGCCAGCAGCTTGTTATCCCGGCGCTCAACGAAATCGCGGGAGCGCTCGACGAGGTGGTCTGATGCCGTCTCCGTATATCAGGTTTGAGATGAAGGTGAACGGCCAGGACCTCAGGATGGAGGAGTCCCGGCTGCTCAACTTTCTGTACTACCACTCTATTCGTGGCAGTGCACAGTACTACGTCTATTGCACAGCCAAGAAGTGGAACTACTACGACCAGCTCTACGAACCCGGCACCGAGGTGCAGATCCGCTTCGGCCGCAAGGACGGCAGCACGTCGCTCTGGTCACCGACGCACACCATGCTCGTTGGCGAGGTCGAGGCGCACTATCACCCGCAATGCGTCTTCGTGAACGTGACGGGCATGGACAAGGGCGTGAAGCTCTTCGAGCGCTGCTCGCAGAAGGTTTGGAAAGACAAGAAGATCTCAGAGATCGTGACCGAGCTGGCTGGGGAGAGTGAACTGGACACACAGGTCGAGTCAACGAAGGGCAAGTTCAATCTGACACAGGCGCTCATGCCTGACGGCCACTACATCCAGAAGGTGCTGCTGCCGCTGGCCTATAACGCGTCGCGCCAGGACTACCTGTGTTACATCAAGGAGGGCAAGACCCTTGTCTTCGAGCCGCCGGACGTGGGCTCGTCGCAGGCTACACTGAAGTACCCTGGAGTCGAGGGTGGGTACGGTCCGATCGAGCCGCCGATCATCCACTTCCGGCCGATCCGGCTGCCAGCCAACGGGGCCTGGTCGGACGAGTGCCGAGCTGTGAACCCGTTCAAGAAGAAGGGCGAGTTCTTCAAAGCGGATGACGGTAGCGTGCAGCTCAAGAAGCTCGCGAGCCAGACCCCGTCGCCGCCGGACAACCCGGCCAGGCTCTGCCACACGATCTACTCGGAGAAGGACACCCTGGAGAACGTGACGAAGGCGGAGTGGTCACGCCGAGCCCGCGAGCTGTGGATTGTTGACACGAAGACGATCATCAGCCCGGGGATCGAGATTGGCAAGGCGATCAAGTTGGAGATGACTTCGGACGACGGCGAGTCGCACTTCGCTTCGGGCAAGTATTTGGTCGCGGGCATGATGCACTGGATCGACACCATGGCGCAGCGTAGCTACACCCGGCTTTGGCTGATGCGCAGGAGCAAGTAATGGACCCTGATGTACCTCTGGAAACGCCGTTTCCTGACGAACCGATGAACACAGAGCCCAGTTACATGGGGATCTGGCGTGCGAAGGTTGTGAAGAACGATGACCGCGAGGAGGAGAACAAGTTCCTCGGCCGTGTCAAAGTCTGGGTCCCGCAGATCCACGGCGAAGACTACGAGGATCGGGAGGACGACCTCCCCTGGGCGTTCCCGTGCTTCCTGCACGCGTTCAAGGACCCAGATGACGAGGAGTTGAAGGCTGGGTTCTTTGGTGTGCCGCCGGAGGACTCGTGGGTCTATGTGATATTCGAGGGCGGAAGCCCAGACTACCCAATCTACTTTGGGGGTTGGTACGGCGGCGAGAAGGGTGACACTGAACTCAATGACTTCATGCAGGAGGACGAGCGATCGAGCGCACGGTACCCCGACATCATCGGGTATATCTCTCCGTTCGATAAGCGCTTCCGCTTTCGCATACTGAAGGAGGATCGGTTCGAGGTCGCCTGGTGGCAGGACGACGAAGAGAAGGCCATCATCGAGTTCGACTCAGTAGGACAGGCCCCGAACGACAGGCCTACCATCCGCGTCGAGGCCAAGGGCGACTGGATGGTGAAGGTCAAAGCCGAGAAGAACATCGAGTTGGAGTCAGACGAGAAGGTCAAGATCAAGTGCAAGCGCTTCGAGGTCGAGGCCGAGGAAGAGATCAAGCTGGAGTCACAGGGCAGCAGCTTGTACGCGGCCAGCGGTGCGAACACGTTCAAGGGCTCTAGTATTCATGGGCGCGGTACACCCGACGGCGGCTTCGACTTATACGGTATAGAACGCAGGCAGTGAGAGTATAGAAATGCCTATGGCTAAGGGCGGGCGGCTCGAAGCAGGCAATGCTGTGCTATTGTGCAACAAGTGCAATTGCCGCAAGGGTGACCGACCCGGTGTCTTTGTCTTTGGGCGCCAGGTATCTTCACGAATCGAGGACCTCCTTGGAGCGCAGCGAAGATCCAAAGTGAGGGGAGCATAACATGAGCTTTCAATGGCGCGGCCAGGCATTTCCCTGGGACGGCACGCTCGCCACGTTCATTGAACCGAAGAACGACGAGCACATCTTGAAGACCTCGATCGAGATGATCCTCTTCACGCGGCGCGGCGAGCGCGTCATGCTGCGCGACTTCGGTTCCAACCTTGAGGAGAAGCCGTTCGATCCGAACGATGTGTTCCTGCGCAACGAGATCGTGCAGGAAATTGTGAGCGCGATAGAGACTTGGGACGACAGGATCGGGATCGAAGGTATCAACGTCGTCCAGCAGGAAGACGAGTTCCGGTTCCAGATCGCGTTCTTCAACAAGAAGGACCCGCTGAAAACGACCAAGAACTTCTCGGTCGCGGTGGGTGAGACGACATTACTGACTACTGGAGGTTAGCATGGGCGACCAGGACATCACGGGACTCCCAACGATCGACTACACGGCTCGCGACTTCCCGTCGATCAAGGAGGCGCTGAAAACGCACCTCCAGAACAAGTTCCCAACTACGTGGAAGGACTTCTACGAGTCCCAGGCGGGCATAGCCTGGCTGGAGCTGGTCGCGTACTCGTATGCGATCCTCTCGTTCTACCTTGATTACCAGGCGAACGAGTGCTACCTCCCAACGGCTCAGGACCGCGAGAACGTAGTGCGGGTCTGCAAGCTGATCGGGTATGCCCTCCAGGGTCCGCAGGCGGCTTCGGTCGAATGCACCTTGGAACTCGTCGGTCCCGAGTTGGTCGACGTTGTGATCCCGGCGGGGACACCGATCAAGTCGCTCTCGGATCTCACCTTCGAGTTCCTCGACGGCGCCACCATCCTGGCCGGGCAGACATCAGCCACGGCGATCGTTACCCAGGGTGAGAGCAAGTCGGACATCTTCAATTCCGACGGCAGCTCGTTCCAGCGGTTCCTGCTCACGGGCACGCCGGTCATCTACAACTCGATCAGCATGCTGGTGAACGGTGAGGAGTGGACTGCTGTTGACGCACTGGTCTACGGGGATGCGACGTCGAAGGTCTACCAGATTTCCTACGACGTGGACGAGGACGGCAATGACATCGCCTATGTCGAGTTCGGTGATGGCGTCTCCGGTCAGATCCCTGTCGCGGGGGCAACGATTGCTGTGGCCTATAGGATCGGCGGTGGCATCCAGGGCAACATAGCACTGAACCAGATCAACCAGCAGGTTTTTGGATTGCTCGACGGCGTCGTCCCGGACACCGAGGTCGATGTCACTGTCACGAACCCGGACGAGCGTGGCAGCGGTGGTGAGGATCGTGAGACCACCGAGCACGCGAAGTATTGGGCTCCGCAGTGGGTCAAGACCAACGGCCGAGCGGTGACCGAGGCGGACTTCGATACCTTGGCCACACGATTCAACGACCCAACGTATGGCGGTGTTGCTTACGCGAAGGCAGCGCTGCGCCAAGAGATCCCCGAGCTGAACACAGTCGATCTGTATCTCTGGTCTCGTGACCAGCAGGGTGTCCCGGCCGCGCCATCGTCTGGTCTCAAGCAGGCGGTTCAGGACTACTTCGACAACAACGACGCCGGAGCAGTCAGGATCATCTCGGTTGACACTGTGGTGCAGGACGGCATTAACCTCTACATGGACATCTACGTTCGAGCGGCCGCACTCTCGAACTTTGCGCGGGCTGATGTCGAAGCCGCGATCCAGCAGGCGGTGTCCGATTTATTCAAGTCGGTGAACATTCAGCCCGGCCGCGAGTTCAAGCTGGCGCATCTCTACCGCGCTGTGCAGAACGCCACGGGTGTGGACTACGGTCTTATCGACTGGATCAAGGCGGGCATTCTCCAGGAGAAGATCATTGCCACGGGTGACGACGTGACCATGGCCTTCTCGGGCACCTTCGACGTCTTGCCGCTTCTCGAAGGGACCATCGTGGTCAAGGCCGGTTCCCAGATCCTGACTGACGATGGCGAGGGCAACCTGACTGGGTCGGGCATTGGTACCGTAGACTACGAGACCGGTGCAGTGAGCGTGACGTTTGCGTCCCCGGTCTCGTCGGCCTACAACGTCATCATCACGGGCCGCTACCTGAAGCAGCACCAGCGGGGCGCCGCCGAACTTGTGGTTGCATTGACAGCTTCGCGCTTCAGAGGCAAGATCGAGCACGCTCCGGTTGTGCCCGGCACCTTCGCGTTGTCGGATGGTGCACAGGTCGTCATCGATGACGGCAACGGGGGTCTGATCGGGGATGTCTACGCCGGTGGCAACAACACGATCGACTACGAAACAGGTTCGTACGATGTGACGTTCGCGAGCGGAGTGATCGTCGGGTCCACGATCAGCTCCACGTACGCGCAGTACCTGAATCTGAACGCAGGGAACATCCCTACTCAGAAGTGGGAGTTGCCGGTTGAGGGCAACCTGACCGTTGAGCTGGTCTAGGAGGTAACTCGTGGCTCTGGACCCGGGACGAAAACGAATACGTCGCCAGCTCGGTGTCAACCCGACTGACGAGAACGGCAATCCCGTCGTTGTGTACCCCAACATCCGCACGGGGCCTACAGGAGCAACGGGTTTGCCAGGACCTCGTGGCATCAAAGGCACCGATGGCACCCGTGGCGCGACAGGTCCCCGAGGACCCGTCGGCGCAGCGACAGGCAACACAGGCGTGACGGGCGGTACAGGCTCGACTGGCGGGGCTGGCAGTACGGGTGTCA